TTTCAGTTTTTTATTTGTTCTTTAGTTGTTTTTCACGAGTTTTTGCAGCTCGATTAAACATGGTCATCGCGACATCGTACGGAGCATCTAGTAAGAGTTCTCTATTGATATCGGATAACATGAACACTTCGAATGAATTGATAGCTGTTTGTTCGTTGTTTTTCTTAATCAATCTATCTCGTAATCCAGTCTCTTCACTTTCGACGAAACCTTGAGGGCCGGATGATTCAACAAGTTCGTTCTCATCTTCATCATCGTCATCTGAACCAAACAAAACCGAAATGTCGGTGTTTTCTGTTTTTTTGTTCAATACTTCTATATCTTCTGTTGGTTTGAGCAAATCACGAATTTCGACATCTTCCACATCAACACCAGCTAAATCAAGACCTGTTAAAATTTTACTTAACAATGTCATCGCATTGTTTTTTTCACCAGCATCACGTTTTGCTAGTTGGAAATCCAACTCAGTCACATCGTCGAATAAATCACGCGCTGTTTGTGCTGTGTAGCCAAACACTTGTCTTGTTGTTAACATTTTACACCTCTTTCATTTAAAAAGAGCCCTTTTAAAAGGGCTCGTCGGGTTATACGCCCGTTTTAGTCTTGTAATTCTTCAACGTGTTCTTCGAGATTAGCAATTGCTTTAACGAAAGCATCTAATCGTGCGAACACATGTCCTGGTACGTCATCGTATTCACGTAAATCCGTTACCAGTTCGTCAGATAAACGCTTCGTTAAACGAACATCATCTAAATCAACTTTTTCTAAGTTGTGAAGTACGTTTTTCAATTCCAAATCAAGGTTGATGTTGTCGGTAATACTGTAACGCAAATCTTCATCTTCCATCAAACGGTTGAAACGTTTACGACCATTCGTAGTATCTTCTGTGCGAGCTAGATAAAGTCCGAGCGCTAACATTTCGATATCATCAATGTTTTTACCATCAGCCTTGTCGGTCATTTCTAAGAAATCACGACCAGTAATTGATTTGAATTTTTTAACAGAACTAAATTTCATTTTAAAAATCACCTCATCTTTGTGCTTTACGCTTCTACAGGAGCAGCCGCATCTGCAGCTACAGTGTCAGTTGTTTTGTAGTTTGGAGTAATGATTCCACCTTGTTGAATGAAATCCAAAACCTTATCAACATCAGCGCCAGTGAACGTGTAATTGAATTCAGCTGGTGTGTGACCATTTTTTGTCTTGTATAATTCAGAACCAGTTGCTTGAACTTTAGCAGTCCATGTTACAGCTGTTGGAGCTTCTGAACTATCAGTCTCTGTTTCAAATGATGGTGGATTCGTAACAGCCATGTTCGGGAATACACGAACTAGAATCGCTTTATCTTTACCAACCTGTCCAGCTGTTACGATTTGTACAGCTTTTTTAGGGTAGATATTTGTCGAACCAAATCCGAATCCATTTGCTGTTTCATCTTGACCGAAAAAGTTGATACGTACATTTTTGTCAAGCTGGATGAGCTTCAATTCACCTTTGAGTAAGGACTTACCAGCAATTGTAGCGTGGTCAGCAACGTCATCAGCCGCAAAGTTTTTAACTTCAGCTTCGTCTTCCATTGCACCAACAGACACAAGCCCTGTAGCCAAAATGACATTTTTGATTTTGTTTTCTTCTGTCAAATCACCGATTGTAAGTAAGCGGTTTCCGTGGAACAAAGCGCGTTTTGCGTAGCTTAATTTAGCCATTGGTTGTTTACCTCTTTAATTGATTTCGTGCGTGTTTTAATGCACGCGTTAATGCTGTTTGACCCTCGTCGGTTTTGAAAAAGGTCAATGCGTGATACGTATTATCTGAGTAAGATGAACGTGTACCACCAGAAATTTTATAGTTTAAATTTTTAGTTTTTTCTAACGTAATATTTCTAGCTAATTGTCCAGTTCTTCGATGTTGTCTTGCGTACAATTGCAAATCATGTTGCAATGTTTCAGCAACATCAGAAATTTTATTTTCAGCTATTTTTCTAACTTCACTTTCGATACTCATGGTTACTCCTCAACAGGTAAACTGTTTTCACCAAATAGTGTGACTGTTGCTGAGAAAACATTTTTACCCGATTCATCGTCGTAGGCGACGAATCTGACGCCTTCATCTGTCATTTTCACGAAGTCACTATTTGTGAAACCTGCGTAATCTTGCAGTATTGTTAATTCGTATTTACTTGATAAAATCTTCGGTTCATCATCACTGTAAGTTAAATCACTTCCAAGATGTGTAATGAAACATGTGTCATTTGAGATTTCTTTAACGTTGGTTCCGAGAATCACGTCGTAATTTGATAAAACCTCTGTCAATGTTTGATAAAATTCTAAATAACTATATCTCATTACGCTCTCCCTTGAACTGTTGTGCCCTCAATATAAGTTGAGGTTCCAGTTGTATCCATTGTGATGTCTTTTGTAGAGTATGTTACACCCTTGTAAACAAACTCTGGAATCGTTTCAACATCGTAAATGTGAGCATCTAACAGTGTGATTTTTAGACGAACATTTTTTGTCAAACCTCTGTCATTGTACTTATCTCGTTGTTCACGAGACACTGATTGTCTGACACATTGAACCTTTTTGAGTTTTTTGTTTTCTTTTTGAGCACCATTTTTGTCTCTCGTTACAGAGACTAATTTTAAAGTGACTTCATCGAACATGTTTAATCCTCACTTTCAGTTTGGATTTCTAATTCTTCTTTCACTTCTTCAGCATCAGTCGTTTTCTTGACTTTGCGTTTTGTAGATTTTTTAGCTTTGACCTCTTCGTGTAAATGCGGTTTAAAATCATCAGCATGTACTTCTAACACACTATTGATTAAATGAACATTTCCGAATGAGTCTTGATAGTTAACTAAAGCTTTTACTTTCATTAGATTAACCTCCGTAGACTAGTTGTTGTATTAGGATTTGTTCACGTTTGTATTCGCTTTCACGAAATATATTGGATGCGTCTTGTAACATTCGAACGCGAACGTAAGTGTTTACGAAATCCGTAACGAGTGGACGTTTCGAACCCTCAACACCCGCAACAGCTAAGGTTGCGAGTGCGGATTCAATTAAACTTCGTAACTCTTCGTCGTACATGGTTACATCTGCATCCATGCGGAGAAATGACTTCACACTGTTCATGAATTCTGTGTAGACCATGTTGTGACCTCTTATTCGTCTGCGATGTCGATAACCACGATACCGCCGTAACGCAGTGTGCGTCCAGTCGCAACTGTTTCAATCAATAGGTCTTCTGTATTGTTTTCGATACGGAATTGTTCAACACGGTCAAATGGCCCCATGTCAATTACGTAAGAACCCTCAGTGATAATGGTTGGCTTAATCTTAGCTGTGCCTCGATACAGAATTAATCCATCAAGACCGAATTCCGCAGCGATAGCATCGTTGCTTGAAGAATAGTTAACGTTTGGTTGACGAACACGCAAAGCTTTGACAATCGCATGTTTTTGTTTCTTTGTAACAACAAGGTACTTTTTACCCTGTTGAGTTACTTCATCAATTGCCATTTCAATAGCGCCCGGCAGGTCAGTTTTTCCATCAACATGGATAACTTTACCAGTGTCGGATTCGTTTTTGATTGAGATGAATCCATTTTCAGTTGCACCAGAACCTGTTGCGTTTGGTGTAGCTGTACCCTCAAACAACATCAAGTCAACAACTTTGTTAGTAATCTTTTGAACTGATTCATCAACTAGTTCTTGGAAAATATCATCGAAGTCTTCAAGCAATTTAGCAGACAACGCACCAAAACCATGACGAACGTAAATTTGACGAGGTTCAACAAGAGATGATTTGATTTTGCTGTTTTGGATGACCTTAGTTTCACCCTCTTGATGGACACGTGCAACGTCATCAGATGTTAAATCACGCATTACAATCATGCCATTGTTGTGTGTGATTTTAGCAAGTTTAAGAATTTCATTACTGTCAATAAGAGCTGTTTGAATTTCTTGAACAAGTTTCCGTGGCAACACCTTAGCAGGGTCTTCAACAGTCAAACCGTTTTCAGCGAGTTTCTTACCCCAACCTTGATAATCCGCTTTTCCTGATTTGCGGTCAACAACAAGTGAGTTCTTGAAGTCTTCAACAGCTTTGTCTGTGCTCAGATAATCTTCTGTTTTAGCACTGTTTTCTGTAACAGCTTCTACTTCAGATAATGCTTGTTTTTGAGCTTGCAATGCGTTTAACTCATGAGTGAACCCTTTTAGCTCAGCAACGTCCTGTGAGTTTTCAATTTTGTTTTGCAATTCAACAATTGAATTCTCAACAGCTTCTAACTTATCGATAAGTTTCATTATAATTACCTCTTTGAGATTGTTTTTTAATTTATACTTCATTATACCACATTTTGACAGATTTGTCGCGTAGAATTGTGGTAAATTACAGTGATTTAGCGATTTTTTTCAATAATTCCAGTTTTATTTTATCTAATTCGTCAATTTCCGACTCTGATGAGTCATTTTCGACTAATTTTTCGTCATTATCTTCTTCGTCGTACTCTTTTTCAACAACGTCTTCAGATGTTGCGACCGTTTCTGGTGAATTGTCAACACTTGTTGGTTCGTCTTGAGTGTTTTCCACTTCAACTTCGATTTCTTCATGTTTGTCAGTGATTTCGACTTCACCGATTTTATCAGTTTCGTCTACAACATCCCCAATCAAACCTGTGTTTCTGTCAGCACCTACTGAAACGATAGAAACTTCTTTTAAAACAGCTTTCAATACGTTCAAATAAGATTCGCTATTTTCGTAATTGACGATTTCTTCACAGTCTTTAATGTAGTAACTCACAGACAACTCATTTAACACACCGTCAGCCCACAATTTTTCAGCATGAGCGCCTTGTTCGGTTGCGTAAAATGTGATATCACCAACAAATTCTCCAGACGGGTTTGGTTCACCAGTTGTTGTAATAAAACCAACAACGTCTTCAACGCGATTGTCATTGTGTTCGAACAGCAGAGGATATTTATCACGAGTCACTTCAATAGAATCAGCGTTTAATTTCAGACCATTATCGTTTACGACATCTGTGTGTGCGTAAACGACGCGGTACTTTCGTTTTTCCGATTGTACCGCGTTTTTGCGCAAGTCTGAGAGGCTGATTGTATTGTTGTTTTCATCTACTAATACATTTTTTACTCTCATTTCGATACTCCAAATTATCCGATTAACAGTGCGGCAGGTTTAACTGAACGTTCATTTACGTTGAATACAAGACGAGCGCCGTCTGGACGTACTAGTTCAACCAATGATTTATCTACAGCGATTGGTGTTGCTACAAGTTTCTCAGATGTTGAAGCTAAGTATTGTGAACCGGATGTGATTGTGTATTGCGTTGAACTATCGCTCAAATCGTACAATGTTAATGTATCTCCACTTACACTGTAGGCTGTGATTGAAAGTTTGACAATTGATTTCAATTGTTCTAACACAGCGTTCGCTACAGCTTGAGACAAACCTTCGGTTTTGAACTTTTCAATAATCGGTTCTACAAGCGATTCAAGTTGATTTTTACCAACAAAACCGTTTAGGTTTTGGTTAACTTGTTCAAGTGCTGTATTGAACCCTTTGTACATCTGAGTTTCTTGATAATCTGTTAATGTGTCTAAGAAATTTTTCACGATAGTTTTAGCCTGCGTATCTGTGTATCCTGAGCCTGCGGCTTGACTTGCTTCACGAACAGCTTCTGCTTTTGTTTCTTCAACCAACGCTGCAATCGCCTCAATCAGTTGTTGGAAATTAGCCCCATTGGCTAATTGACCATCTTGCCAACGCGGCGTTTGCGCATTTTTAAATTCTTCTGCTTTTGACATTTCGTCACCTCTTATAAATTTTTTATAAACTAATTAATTTTCTCCGGCCAATCAGTGTCGGTCACGTAAGAAATGTTACCCATCTGTAACAACGCATTAGCGTTCCACCAGCTGTTTGCATCAGATGTACAAAACAGACCGTCAGCAACGATGATTGTTCCGCGCGCATTTGATGCATTGTTATACAGTTTAAACGTATCGTACACAACACGTTGTGGATTAAATCCTTTTGGTAATTTCCCAACATCAACAATAACAGCAGTTTTCAGTTTCTCTTGTGCTGAAATCACACCAGTTGAACTTTTATCACCACGTAGGAATTTCGAGGAACTACTCGCTTCAACAAGTAAGCGATTCTCATTATATTCGCGACCAAATGACCACGTAACAGTATCGTTAATACGACGAACGTAAACATTGTATCCATTAACTAGTGATGTTGCTTGTAATTTAACCCAACCAGTGTCACCAGATAAAACACGCCAACGTTTGCCGTCGTAAATTTGTGAAATAAGACCATTTGTGGCGCTCAAGTCTGTGTAAACTGAACCAGGAGCCTTAATGTGAGATGGTGGAGTTTGTCCAAACCCGTGAAATTGATTTTGAGCAATTGGTTTAACACCGGCAACAGTTAGTTTACCTGCATGTTTTGATTTTGTAGACGCGTCGTAGTCATTTTGATACGGCTCAAACAAAACTTTTAACGTCACCATCATTTGAGGATACCCACCCATCAACAACAACTCAGTTGGCGCACCAGTGTGTGATGATACGAGCACAGAACCGTTTGAAACGACTTCGCGTGATGTTGCAAGATATGGTAACACTATTTGAGCAACTAATTCTTTTGAAATTTCTAAATCAAATGTGCGTGATGTTCCGTTTAAATAATGTTGAACAAGAACCTTTTCTTCATTTACGTCACCATTTTCATTTTTTTCAACACTACGCGCTACATGGAAAATACGTGAATTCGCATTTGTAAACGGTGCACTAGATAATTCTAAACCGAAACCAGTATCTGTGAGCGATAGAGTTTCATTTTGTGTACCAACTTTTGATTGAGTGTCAGATGATAACACAACTTGTTTACTACTAGACGCAGTAGTATCAGGGACAACCTCAGCAATGTTATCAATCAACGTATCAAATGATTGTTTTGTGATTTGTTTACCATCACCAAACACTTGTTTCGTTTGTTCTTTGAATTCTTGTTTGTTCATTTCTTAAAATGACCCCCAATAATCTTTGTTATTAATCTCACGAACAGGTATATACCAATAAGTCCCATCAGCACGAGGCTGGGAAATCCATTCGTGTCCGTTCGCAAGTAATCGTCTGTCGAATTTGATATAATCGTCTTTTTTAAATGTGTAAGCCAATTGGTTTCCTGTGTCTGGGCCGTCGCACCGAGCTTTAATGTTGTACGAGCATTGAAAGGTACCAGCGTTAGCTGGTTTCACCTCCTCAACCTGTTTAGGCTGTTCATTCACAACAGTTTCACCATGATAGTACCGTTTAACACGTGATAAGAAATCATCCCATGTGATACCAACAATCGTATCCGTGTGGTCAGTACCACCGAAATCACGTGACGCATCAGCGTGGCTGATTAATTGAAACTCATCAAACGCGTATCCGCTTTGTTTCATTTTTTCAGCAACGTATTGCGCTACATTATCAGCTGATTTTTGATTTTCATCATCTAAATTTGATAGACATTGTTCGACTTGTAAAAACGCGTACTTGTTTACGTATCCAGCACCCCATGTTGTGTATCCAAATTCAGCGTGTTCGTAAACATCCCCATGCCAGTCTACAAAGGCATGTACAAATGATTGGGCATTTTCCCAATTGTTTTGGAAGTAAGCGTTTTCAGTCTTCGCATCAGCTCCAAACGTCGCTGTATTGTGGATAACGATGATACGTTTCCCATTGTATAATTCAGCAGGAGCTTCTGGGCGACCCTCAAGTAATTGTTTTGTAATATTAAGACTCATTTTTCACCTCATTGTTTTTGTCGTAAGAGATTTCTTGTGAGTTCAAGTTTGTTCTAAACACATCTCCGCCGTCAATTGGGTCAAATCCCATCAACTGTCGGATTTCATTAACAGTAAGAAATGCACCATTCGTGTTCGATTCAGATAATTTAATCAATTCTGAAACAGTTGCGAATTTCATCAAATCACTCGATACAAAAATACGTTCAAATGAATTTTTATCACCCGTGTTCACACGTGCGTTTGTTGTTAACAATTTATACGTTAATTCATTTTCAAATTCTTTTACAATCGGTTTAAGAACATTGTTGAAAAAGTTTTTATAATCGGTTTCTGTGTATTCACCAGTTAACAGTTTTTCTGAAAAACCGTAACCATTTAGAATTTCACGTTTAATGATATCAATAGATTCTTGTGGTAATGAACTATAAGTGTTATTTAACTCAACCAAATCAGCTTTACCATCAATGATACCAATACCGTTGTAAGAACCAACTTCTTGAAACATTTTTAATTGTTTCTTAGCTTCAGCTACGAAAGCGCTACCGTCACTATCAATTGACTTGATATTCGCATTTACTTTCAAATACGCTTTAACATCATTCGTACTTAATTGACGACCAATTGATGTTAAAATGTTATCGTACAATGTTGCGTTAGTTGACACGTGAATCGGAGATGTCAACACAATGATATCATCTGGATGTTTTTGATACTCTTCAACACTCGTGAATGTTAATGATTCTAATCGACCATTTGAGCGTTTTGGAAACAGATAAACAGGAATTCCGCTCATTAATCGTTTGACAATTTCACGCTTCCACTCAGTGTTATTTCGGTAACCGTTCGGTGAGAAGTTCAATACTTCAAAAATATCTGAACCGAGTTTGTCTGTTACTAGGTATTTGTCTCCAGTTTTTTTGAAAATTCGATGGTCAATGTCTAATTTCGAAAATTCACGCGCCACAAAAGCATTAACAGACATCATGAATGTTGATGTGTATTTGGCTGAACTTTCAGTCCACGATACTTGCATCGTTTTTTTGTTTAATGTTCCTTGCGTAAATCTTTGTCGCAAGTTTTGAAAAATTCCCATTTTCACCACCTGTTCGTCGCTTTTTTTGTTTTAGAAAATGTCTTATAATTGTGACATGTTATACACAACAGCTGTAAATTATCAGGATTATAAGCAATATCCCAATTGTGCATGTTAGCCAATGTCAAGGGTTCAATGTGGTCAACGATACTACGACCAAGTATTGGTTGACCACACGATTTACAAGTCATTTTGTCTCTAATTCTAATTGAATCTCGAACTTTTAACCATTTATTGTCTTCGTAAAACCCTGTACCACGAACACCTGTTGTTTCGATGTCTGCGTCGACTAAATAATCATTTGTTTTCATTTTCGTCTTGTTTAATCAATTCTAAAACATCGGGTAAATCGCTCAAATCACTTGCTTCTTGGGTGCTGTAAGTTTCACCTTGAACAACTGTTTGCGGTTCAGGTTGAATTGGAGTATCAACTGTGTGTTTTACTTCTTTAGCCAAAAGTTCGTTTGGTAAATATTTACGAGCAAAACGAGCTAAAAAATTCGACGCTTCGGGATTTGCTGCACTGTAATTCGTAATTATTGATACTGTTGATGATGATACGTAAAGTAAACACACAACAGCTGAAATAACCTGACCGTAACTGCGGTCAACCGTTAAGAATTCACCAGTTGGTAGTAAATAAAACAGTATTGCGACAACTAACGGTAGCATGACTATAAGTAAATTGAAAAGAGCACCTTTGATTAATCGTTTTGAAACAAATGAACCGCGTTTCACACTCAATATAATTGCAGCCCACAAATCAACACACATGAAAATAAACATCAACACAGAATAATCCGCTGGTTTTAAGTTTGCTAATTTAAGCCAAATCTCGTTCATTTCGTACCTCTTAGAGTTTTTTTATCTAAGAGTATTATATCACATTTTCAAACATTTTGCAAATGTGAGCGTAGTTTTTTGTTACAAATAAATGTCAAAAACACGTAAAAGCATCAAAATAATTAACACTAATGCAAAAATGACAATAACAACATCACTAACGTAGTAAAACGCGTTAGAAACATTATCAAGCACATCTGATATTCCGTAGAGGATGTTTTTAGTCACTTTTTTTAACTTTTCACTTTTTTTAAATGTGAAAATTTCACGAAAGGTTTCAAACGCTTGTTCAAAACCTTTACAAATTGTTTCTAGAAAATCTTTAAAGTCCATTTTAAATACCTTTAATTATCACTGTTTGTAACGCCATGATTAACGCAACTACAGGGTCAATCTTTTCGTTTTCGTTGAGTTTCATCGGCATCAAATCACCACTCGAACCGACTTTAACAGCGAAATTCAACAAACTCCAACGCAACAATGGGGAATTGTGAATCAATGATTTATCAGCAAGCTTATCTTTCATCAATTTGATTACGTCAGATAACGCAAAACCTTGTCTTATTGATTGCTGTCTATCTCCATCAACGTCAAAAAAGTAATCATCAATCAAATCTTTCAACATGTGGTATTGATACTTGTCGTATCCGATAAATAATGGATTACAGTTGTGTGTTTCTACGAAATTTCTAAACACGTCAAATACGTCATCTGCTGTAATATAAGCACCCTCAGTTATTGTGAGGTTTGGCATGTGTTCAAGTTGTTTAGCTACTTGCTCACTAAGTTTACCCAACGTGTTTCTGGAACCCAACGCTTCAGTGTGCGTATACATGATTCCATTTTTTTCGGTAACGAATGTAATCGCTGTCAAGTCTCCAACAATTGACATGTCAATACCTGCTACGATATCGGCTCCAAACCAAACATCATCAAAATCGTAATCTGTCATCGCAGCCTCCGACTCCAAGATGTATTTGTCAATTGAATTCATCGCAACACCCATGTTATACGCCAGGAATTGTATTTGTAAAGCAGGGTCTCCTTTAGCTAATTGATACTCTTCACGAACTGTCTCTATTTTTGGCAGACCCTCGTATATCATCGGAGCAGCTTTTGACCAATTTTTCTCATCAGTTACTTCTAATTCAGAATCTAACTGATAAATCAAACCAATCGAACGGTCAGATTCGAACTCTGCGTCTGATTTAAAACGTTCAATCATTTTATCGTACAAGTGACCTCTAGTCAAACCACCAGATGTGATGTATATCGAACGCCAGCTATCTTGTTTTGCACGAGAACCTTTGTTTACAGCTGTGACAATATCTGATTTATATACGTGAACCTCATCAAAAATGTTTAATGATGTATTACCACCTTGCGCTCGGTCGGTATCATTTGTTTGTTTCTTGAATTCATTTTTATTTGGTAAAAATCTAATACCTGATTTTGTTGTTTTCAACAACCCACTTTCACCAAGTTTCGATAACAAACCTGAACCGCTCGTTATTTGATTTCTAACTTGTCCGAACACGTGTTCAGCCTGATTATTATCAAAAGCTATTACAAGCGATTCACCACCAAACGAACCACCAAACATCATCCAAAACATTTCTACAGCAGCCATGATGGTTGATTTTCCAGCACCACGAATAATATTTAAAAATGTCTCATTGATTAAAATGTCATCGTTTTCTGTGTAGTATCCAAACCACAATTCGAACCACCATTTTTGCGCTGGTTGAAGTTGAATCAATTCCAACACACCTGTCGTTTTGTAAAATTCGTTTTCAACAAACTTTATAGCTTGTTCAACTACTTCAGGTTTGTACTTGTACACACCATCAAGAGCTCGTTGATGAATTCGACGATGCTTTTCAAACGCTCGTAAAATAGATTTACTGTGTCGAACCCCTAATTTTTCATCATGTTCTAACAATTCATTTAAATATTTCACTATTCACCTCATCATCTTATTCATGTTTCCTTTTGGGGGTAGCGCGAAGCGCGTAGGGGGC